AATGCACTTACACCAGCTTGTCTTACACCTTGCTCTTGCTGTGTAGCTCTATTGCGCTGAAGTTGTGCTTGGTTAGACTGTTGTATTGCCGCTAATCTAGCCCCGCTAAATGCTTGCTCTTGAGCTTGAGCACCTAAGTTCTGTAATTGAGATTGAGCTGCTGCCTGAACATCTTGACCTGCGCCTCTCTGCATTAACTGTCTAGCTAACATATTGCTCTCAGGCTCATCACTAAATAAACCATCAAGACGATCTGTGAGATCACCAAGAGTAGAAAAATCCTTTTGTAGTTCAAAGTTTGCCGTTGCCTGATGATACTCTTTTAAGTTAGGTACTGTAAAGTCCTGATAAAACTCTTCTCTAGCCTTAAGAATTTTAGTCTGCTCTTTAGAAAGTTCAGATTCAATTACTTCAGTCTTTGTTTTCTTTTTCTTTCCCATTAGAATAATCCTCCTAATCCACTGCCTACTTGAGAGCCAACACCAGATCCACCCGGTATAAAACTTCCAGCTAAACCACCTAATGCACCACCAATAGCACCGCCGAATCCACCACCGCCAGAAGTCTTCTGAACTACCTGAGTAGGTGCAGCAGTTGTAGGCCTTGGAGCTATAGATAATAATTGATTTAATGCACCGCTCTGTATTTGTTGTTCTGCTAATGCTGCTTGATTTAGATTTTGCAATCTCTCATCTTGCGCTAAATCCTCTTGAATTAATGCTTGACCAGCGGCAGCTCTTAAGCTTTCTCTACGCCCAGCTTCTAACTGAGCTAAGGAACTAGCTTCAATGCCTGATCCTTCTAAACCTCTCTGTGCCAAGCCAATAGCCAACTGCTCTCTCTGAAGATTAGCGGTGTCTCCTATTTGAGACGCCTGTCCCCTAAATAGGTCAGTAAATGTGGGGGCTTCAAATTCTCGACCTAGCTCTAATTGCCTAGTCTGTTCAAAGAAGTTTTCTAATGCAGGTTGAGAGAAGTCTTGAAAGAATTGCTCACGAGATCTAAGTATCTTTAGCTGCTCCCGTGAAAGAGGTGTCTCTATTGATTCAGCTTTAGGCGCCTTTGACTTACCCATCTTTTAGCCTCTCCATTTTATCCATACATTCCTTTAAAACTTCATTATTCTTATCATAGGAAGCTACTACTTTATGCAAAACCTCTTTAGTACGACCCATGTTATCACGAGTATCATTTATCAATTCTATACAGTACTTGTTAGTTGCAGCAACATCTTTACTTGTATTAAGTAACTCCTCTCTACAAAAGACTTCAAGTGAAGCGAATTTCTCTTCTTGAGCTTTTCTCTCAATCTTTCTATCTTCCTCTTGTGTTTTTTGTGTTTTGGAATTCTGCCAAACAAAATAGATAACCAATGCTGTTGGTAGCCCTACAGTCTTCACCAACTCAAATATTTCCTGCATTACAATCTCCTAGTGATATACTCATAACTAATCCCCCTAAGAGTACCTTTCCCGGTAATCTTAACTTGTACTCGTCTTCCCTCAACAAGAGGACTTATGAACTCTCGTCTATGGTTGACTCCCTTATGAGATAGAAGGTGACTCCAAACTTCCACACCATCAGCATAGAATGTAAGGTTTATATCCTTATCCGAATCAACAGCCATACGGCCAAATTGTTTTAGCTTCTGCATATCTTCTGCAACAAACTCAGGAGATAGGTAAGTCCATTCTAATTCAGGACCACCTTCAGCATTAAAATAAACAGAGTTCTTTTTGCCAACTAAAATATCATCATCCTTATCATACCAAGCCCAATCAAACTTCCAATCTAACCTGTAAATCTTAAGACCTTCCACGAAATCGAAGGCTATAGTCTCATCCTCATAGAATAAATAGTAGACCTCATTAGCTACAGTAGCATATAAAGGATTGGCAGGAATTTTAAATAAATTCTCAGTAAGTACTGATATTTTACGACCAGATCTATTATCATACGGCTGATAAGCACATAGACCGTCATTAGAGATCCATAGAGGCATATTCTTAACTCTTGATACAGTCTGCCAATTAAGAACCCCCTGAGCGTCTGGAATCTCTTCCTTAACAATATCAATCTCAGAGTCACCTGTTATCTTATAGGCTCTATTCCTAGTGAAGACCATGGTAAAAGTCTCAGTGGATATAGTCCCAGTAACTGTATCATCAAATGTAACGAAGCTTAAGGCGCCGTACTGATGGGGGTTGGCAGGCTCAGAGAAGAAGACCTTATCATCTACAGCAAGGTAGAATACGCTATTTCTTTCTGTTAAGTATCTCCCAGACTCAGGCTTACCTGCAGCAGAGGCTAAATTATATTGCTCATTAAGAAGTATATCCTGATCAGGAGTATCATCTATATACTCAAAGTCACCATTATTAGCCCAGCGATCAAGAGTCCCTGAAAGATAATACACAGATCCACCATCTACCGTACGCCACACTTCTAAATCAGCGGCATAATCAGGTATGTTAGCATCAAAGCCAGTTAGAACAATCGTCCCCAAGTCATCACCTGTTACTGTAAATTCAGTAACATCTGTAGTAGAGAATGGGGCACTTCTAAAACCATCTGCAGTAACCCAAGTATAAAACCATTTATAAGAAGAATCAGTAGGGAATCTTCCTCCGGGCACTCCTTGTGATGCCGTTGCTTTATTCGTAGGACTATCTATTCCAAGGTAGCCAAGACTAGAATCTAACTCCCCTGTGATATTATCTGACCAATAAAACACACCGCCATACTTGATTACAGATCTAGTTCCTGTTTGATATATCAATCCCGGATCAGGAATATCTAAAGCAACTGGAGAATTAGCACTAGAGATAGAGCCATTCTGAATTTTACAATTTCGTAAATCTTTTGCAAAGTTTGGCTGAAGTAAGTGAGAATCAATTACATTATTGATACCACCGTTAAATATTTCTGTGCTAATTTCAGGCATACCTTAACCTCTATATAGACCAACGAATACAGAACATAATACTAGTATTGCGGGGTCTTGTTTCATTACCACCTGTATCGGCAGTATATGCTCTTAAAGTTTGATTGACTGTACTCCTTTCTGCACCACTAGTACCTGAGATAGATTCTGTGGATGTGAATATTTGGAAGTCACCTTTTACAGAAGTTCCTGATAAGTGATTATGTGACTTGAGCTCATCAAGTTGATTAGTACCAACATTATCACCTGTGGTACCATCACCTCTATCTGTACGGCTTGCAGCGTCTGGATCAGCGCCTCTACCATGGTCCCAACCTCTAAGTAATTGACCTCTATAATCAGGTAGATTGAATGTAGTAGTTCCGTTTCCATTGCCGTAAGTCGTTCCAATTAAGCCAAATAGATCAGAGTAAGTGACTCTAGAAACTGCATTACCATTACATTCTAAGAAGCCTGTAGGTGGTGAATTAGTAGGAAATCCAATAACTGTACCAATAGGAAGTATATTAGTAATACTAGTAATAGCGTCTATTTGAGCTTGAGTTAAACCAACAATCTCTGTAAGCTTAGACCGCTCTGCATCTGTAATGATCTCACCTGATCCAGTATCTGTAATAGAGTTAAGTTTATCTCTTTCTTGAGTAGTGATAATGGCGCCAGATCCTGCTGAATCGATGTCATCTAAAACATCTTGATTCTGGAATTTATGAATACTTGCTAAGCTTGCACATATTTGAGTGATAGCAGAGTCAACTTCATCGGCACTCATCTGTACTTGATCATAAAGCTCCAGAGATCTAGTAGCTAATAAAAGTGGAAGGTCACTAGCATTTAGACCTTTTATATTCTGTGAAAGACCTGTAGATGTCTCTCTGGAGAATGATTCATTAGTACCATTCGTATCAAAGAATAAATCTTGTAATCCTGCAAGATCCTTCTTATATGCATTACTCATGTTGCATCTCCTTGATCAGTAACATTATTAAATAAGTTTCTATCCAAAAGTCTAAGCCCAGCTGCAGGAGCCCCTGCTTGCTCTAATGCCTTAGAGGCAAAAGGAACTAAAGCAGTCATATTCTCATATATATTATCAGAAGCGTTTACATACTCTGTATCTGTAGGAAGGTAAATCCCTCTATTTAATCCCAATGGATGCTCATTTAAATCTCTCTGACCTGTAAATACACAATTTTTAATTATTGCATCACCAGCAGTAATAACCACACCATCAGAGAATCTACCAAAATGACAATTAACTATTGTTGTGCTTCCGACATTATCGGGACTTGGAGTAATATTAGTATTTATACCTGTTGAAGTTAACTCAGATTGGAAGCCATCAATTAGAGTTGTTCCTGAATCGCCATCAATCAAAACACCAGTAGAGACTACACTAAGAAAAGGGTAGTCAGATCCGCAGCCAATCAATTGAACATTTGAACGGGAATCATCTAAATGAAAGCCAATGTTATAACCCCATGTAAAACAATTAGTTACACGTGTCCAGTCCGCATTATTCTGAAGTCTTATAGCAGTACCGGCTCTTGTCTTATCAGTATCTGTAAATCCACCAGCAAAGGGCCAGCATTGAATATTCTCAAGCCTACTCGTATCTTCTGAGTTATCTAAGATTATACAAGATGTATTATCCATCTTCATATCATTAAGATAAGTTCTGCCAGTTGGTCCACTTGAGGTAATCCCAGTTATAAATCCATAAACAGAACATCCATCGACTGTTACATCAGTACTATTAATAGTTATCCCTGTCCCAGAAAAGAAAGGTTCTGGATCAGCAACTCCTGTAGTATCTCTAAATGATTTACTTAATATTCTGATATTTGTTACAGAAGATGATATCTCCATTATTAATGTAGCAGAAGCTCCTAATACTAAACCTGATACCTCATTAGATGCAAAGGCTAGGTGTGTGGCTCTAGTATCCCCAATGATATCACAATTAGCTGGCAAGGTTATTGGACTTGCACAATAAGCCTCAACACCAGTAGGGATATATAAAGAACCACCGTAATCAGCAAGTGAATCTAGAGCTGCCTGAACGTTAGCGGATTCATCTACTTGAGCATCTGTATCTTTAATGTAATCAAGGATATTAACTACAAAATCTTTCTGTAGTGAGTTTAATGTTCTAAAAGATCTCATTATACGTACCTCGCTTCATTGTCTGAGAGCTCTTTATCATAGACCCTTAAGTTTTTATAATGGGCATTAGTGCCAACTATTCTAAAGTCTGTTAGCTGAGTATTATCAATAACAAGATTATTATTACTAAGACTTAACTCCTCTCCATTTTCATAGACCATTTTCTCTCTGGATGTACCATTTGTGCAGGTAAGGCGAAGAGGTCTATTAATAAAACTCCCAGATAATGTACCTGACGTATTAAGTCCATCAGACCACCAAACAATATTATTATTTAATGTACTCTGAAGGAAGTTATTATTAGGGCCTCCAAACCGAAGCCACTGTTTAGCTGTAGAGAATCCAATTACATTCATATCAAAAGATAAGCCCCATCCATCAGACCAAAGAGGAATATTGTCAGGATCTATATCTAAAGTTTCTACTGATCTTGTGGCAACCCCTGTGGAAGTTGGGACATAGGAAGTCATAAAAGATTTGGGCTCAACTTGAACGCCCCATATTGATACATCATAACTAGCTCCAGAAAAATCTAATTGAATATCAACCCAATTTGCTACTGCTGTTGTCGTAATAGTCCTATAGACTCTTACCCATTCAGTTCCTACTGTATTTAAATCAGGAGTGGTAGGGCCGACACCTTCATCATCCAAATCAACTTGACCTGATATACCTGTTGTCCCTGTGATATCTTTGATCCAGAATGACACCGTATATGTTCCTACTGGTATGGCGCTCAAAGATAATCTAAGAAGTGCGCTATTGTCACCAGCAGTTAAAGTAATAGTATCAGCATTGGTCGTTCCATCAGGTGAAACTACATTATTTGAAACTGAACTCCACTCTCCGGAAGGGTCATTCCATCTTGGGCTTGTTGAATCTTCAGAAGGCCACATTTCATTGGTAGTAGCTTCTTCAATTAATAGACCTTGCTTCTCAAATCTTGGTTCGTCTATTGCAGCATATTGAACTATACCATACCTATCTACATAAGAAGCTGTAGAAGATCTATCAAAAGAAACTGCACCAGTACCTATTGGTATAGCCATAGAATTACCAAGAGGCATATGAAATAAGGGGGACATTATATTCCCAATAACACTAGGTTCCACTACCTGAGAATAATTCCCCGACCTATCAAGGTGATATGAACTTGAGCCTGTGGCATCAAGAACAACATCATTGACAGTTTTATTAGTCATTGATTGAGTGGCAGTTAACCCCACTAATTGCTCTTTAATGCCTGCAGGATCATAAATAGCCTTTAGCATAGCATCTGATGAGGTTAAAGTATCTACCCAAGCAGGAGTTCCAAGTGTTTGATCCCAGAACCAAAATGATTTTGTAGCTGTTACAAATGCGTAAGAATCTGTGTATGGTGGGTTTGGATAAGCGTCTATAAGTGCAGCTTCATCTGCATGCTCGCCAAGATAAGAATTTGAGTTATCCCATTGAGTACCCTTCCATTCAAACATGGATCTAAATTCTATAACCCAAGCTACAGAGTCATCTTCAGCAGTAGGGTATGCAGTCTCTAAAGCGTCTTGAGTTGGAAATACTCCTAAGAATTTACCATTACCAATAGTCTCTAATATCTCTTTTAGGAAATCCTCCACACTCTCAGCATCACCTAAAGTCAAAGCATTACTAACAGGTATATGTCTTGCATTGATTTTAGTTATATTCTGATTGAGACCTGTCGATGTTCTACGTGAGAACGATTCATTATTTCGATTGGTGTCGTAAGCTAAGTCTTCAACACCAGCTAAATCTTTTTGATATGTATTATTAGGCATAAACACCTCTCACTGACATTGCGGCATTTTGTCCTGAGGCTACTCTGCCTATTTCTCTATTAACTCTTTCTTGATATTTATTCTCATACAAAAGAGATAGTTCTAAATTCTGTTGCGGCCCGTCTTTCTCGTAGCACTTATGAAGGGCATAGTTATATAAAGCCTGATCATCATCTATCTCAAGCTTACCTAATCTAGGATACCTTGAATACCAGACTCTAAATTTACCCTCTGTGCTCAGTACTCCAGTGACAGCACCTTCTTCATAATTAAATGTATTAGTATCCTCCCCATCTTCATTCTCTAAAGTAGAGTCAACAGTAACACCAAGCTCTGAATCAAATTCAATTGGTGTAGCGTTGGCTATATATAGTGGATCAGACTCATCATAGATTTGAACTCCATCTACTACGATAGGCTCAAAGTCAACTGAATCAGCAGCGACAACTACACCAAGCTCACCAGTGAAATCTAAGTACTCTGATAAGACTTGATCTGTTGGAATTGGAAAGAACCTTAACTGCCTTTGTCCGTCAAGGTCTTGATAGTAATGAGTTACGCTACCTCTTGAGATTCTATATCTAGGGCCAAACTGCCTTTCAATATCTCTTGAAGTAGTCTTCTGAATTACACATCCGTCGTGACGCTCAATGCGATCTACATTAAAGCAATCTTCTGGAAGAGTGTATATTTCTGTATTTTCACGTGTCGTAAGGGGGCCCTCGGACCGGAGAATAAATGTCTTCTCACAGTATTCCCGCTGGCCCTCATTGATATAATCAATAAGCTCATCTTTAGACCAACGGATGAAATTTACATCACCTGTTACTCTTGTGACTTTACCTATGACTCTATCAAATTCATGTGGTAGTGGCATTTTAGGCCCCCTTAATTTAGATTAGAATAACTCTCTAACGTAGTACTCTGCAGCAACCCACACTTTACAAGTGTCAAGATCCGCAGAAGGAACTAGATCAATAGTTCTATCGGCGCTATTATAACGCTTACCATTAACATCATAAGAGCCAGTACTCTTTGTAAGTACAGAAGCTGCATTTAAGTCAAAAGCAGGCTCCCAACCATCAACATCATCTGTATCACCAACGTCACAAGTAACTGCAGAACCTTCTGCAGTAGTAACTTCTAAAGTAACTTTAGTAACAACAGCTTGCTCAGGGAGAATAATTGCCTGAACAACATCAGATGCTTCGACATCATTTCCATCTGCACCGAAGTCAAGAACATTCTCTGCTTGCATTAGGTGTGCACCGATGTGTTTTACCGGGCGAGTCATAGCACCTTTTAAGAATTTTGTAATAGTAGCCATTTTTGCTATTCCTTATTTTATTGAAGTAAAGAAGAGGCCCAGAGTGGACCTCTATAAATTAGCTTACAACAGAAGCTGTGTAGAACTGAATAACAGCGTTATCGTCCTGAAGACCAGTATTGTCGCGATTGAAACGGATCTTAGTAACACCTTTGATATCACCAACAGCGATACCTAGCTGATTACCATAATCGAAGTCCTTTTCAGTCCACTGGATATGACCACGCTGACCATCCATAAGAGGAGCACCAGCCCAGTTAACTGCACATGCACCTGCACCTACAAGTAGGTTGCGAGCAACAAATACAGAACCAGCATTCTCTTCACGCTTAATCTTATCACATTCGATGATTGTAACACCGTCGATATCACAGATTCCACCTTCGAAGAAAGCAGCACGACCTTTACCTTCTTCCTTAGCATAAGCTACATAGTCAGGGTCTGCTTTTAGATCCTGAAGTGACCAAGGGTCAAGGTATAACAAGAAAGACTGCTTGCCGAATGCAGCATCTTTAAATGGCTTGATCTTTTCAGCAGCATTAGCGTTACCAGTGATTGCATGAAGTTTAAGTCTGCGGATACCTTTCACAGTACAGATGTCAGTAGTTGCGATATCATCAATACCAGCAGCAGGAACTGAAGCACTATGAGTAGCTGTAGAGTCTGCAGCAAGCTCACGGTTAGCAGTAGGAGTAGTTGACATTGCATCAAACATTGCGTTGTCAGTCTCTTGAGTCTTCCAATCTAGAAGGATCTCGCGAGCATTCATAGCGTGATTGATAGAAGTACGCTGATCACTCATACCAAGACGGAAACGAACAGCATTACGCTTTTCGATTGCTGTCAAAGTTTGATCGCCGTAGTTCATATCTTGCTCTTTACCTTCTAGGGTAACAGAACCAGTAACGCCGGAATCTTGATCAAGAAGATAAGACTTAGGAAGAGTTAGCTTATCGCCAGCTTCTTTCTCTAATTCTCTCTTAACGATAACAGGAGCTTTCATA